CTGTGGGCGCAGACAGCCTTCTGCTTGAGGACGGTGACCATCTTTTGCTCGAGGATGGAGGCAAAGTGCTTCTAGAGTAGCCAAGCTATAGCTGGAGTAAGAATCGATGGCTGACAAAAAAATAAGCGCGCTAACACAATCAACACCGCAAGGCTCGGATAGCTTTGTTGTGGCTCGATCCGGTTCGAACTACCGGATCCCATTCTCGGCGATCCACACAGGGCCGGTCACCGGAGCGATGATAAATATCGTTCTGGATGGCGGAGGCTCTGCTCTTACGCCGGCGACCGGCTGTGCGATGGCTGTTGTTCCTTGGCCCGCAACGATCCTCGAAGGCTCTTTGCTTTGTGATGTGGACGGTAGCATTCAGGTCGATATCGAGAAGACGACCTACGCGGACTTTCCAAGCTCTTCCAGCATTTGTGGCGCTTCCCCGCTTTCGGTCTCTTCCGGCAGAAAAACGAAAGACACTACGCTGTCGGGATGGACGACTCAGCTGTCGGAGGGCGATATTTTGATCTTTAACGTGGATTCCGCAAGCACGGTCACGCGATGCGTCGTCAGTCTCAAAGTGAGGATCGGTAGCTGATGCCAACCATAACGGTTAGCGTAGGATCGGAAGATGTAGCGCTTACCGAGCTAACGCGCTATACGGGCGAGAAGTTCCCCCTCACCTTCGAGTTTGTCGAACGTTCCGACGGCACACCGCTCGATATTAGCTCTGCTACGCTCACGCTCGAGCTTGGAAGTATTACCAAAAGCGATTCCGACTTTACGAAGAGCAGCAATACCGCTACCGTCACAATCGACGATGCCGATACAGCAGCATCAGGCGTCTATAGAGGGCAGGTCACGGCAGATCTCACGACAAGAATAGTCAAGAGCGACCCTATTACTTTGACGCTCCTTTCCGGCGATGAGGTTCTTACGATTGATGCTATCCGGGCCGCCCTGTGGGATCTGTCAGCCGACAATCCGCTGCTCGAAGATGAGGAATTTCCCGACTGGCTACTTTACGAGGCTCGCAGGGAGGCGCTCGATGAGTTTAACGGCCTGCCGGATATAGGCGGGCACAGAACGTTCACAGAGTCGACCTTCCCGCAGGATCACGTCTACTACTGGAAATGCGGAACTATTGCCAAGGCTCTCAGACGCAGGGCACTTCATTACATCAGAGCAGACATGCCTTATCGGGCCGAGGGTCTTGTTGTGCAGGACAAAGCTAAGGCCAAGGACTATCTTGCGCTCGCTCAATATTATGATCAGATCTGGCGAACGTGGATACGCCAATATCAATACAACTGGAATATTCAGCGAGGTTTCAAATACCTGTCATAATGGAGGGAGCAGGCTGTGTCTGTTGTGACTGGACCAACTGGACCGACTGGGCCAACAGGACCTACTGGATATACAGGACCTCCAGGAGACTACGGACCGCCGGGGCCTCGAGGCTACACAGGTCCCACAGGGCATACAGGACCAGCGGGACTTGGTATCTGGAGCATGCAGTGGCAGATCGTTACCTCGCTTCCTGTGGGCTACCAACCGCCGAAGGAGCTTCCGAACAGGTTCTCTATCTCCAGAGCGCGTATTCTTGTTAAGCCCACAGGCAGCGTGCAAATCAACCTGCATGCCTACAGCTTTTCCGACTATTCATTTTCTCCTTCGGGCTCGATTTGCGGCAGTAGCCCTCTCAAGCTCGATACTGGGACGAGATACGAGACAACAACTTTTACAGGCTGGACTACAACATTGACGGCGGGTTATTATCTGCAGCCTTGTGTCGAGACAGCCTATGGGATCAACATGGTGAGCCTTTCGATTTACGGCGATTGGACATAAAAGATGGGTAGATTGCACAAGAATTGGAAGAAGCTTTCGCAAGCAGAAAAGCTTGAACTCGTGGCAAAGAGTTTCGGTGTGACACTCCCGCTACTCTCAGGCTCACCAGCCTATGGTATTGTGTCCTTGCCCAAAGGGTGTCAGGCAAGTCGTTGGGTCCAGAGACTTTCGGAAGTTTATCCGAAGCTTTGTATTGTAAAGCTGCGAGAACGAAAGTATCTTCTTGTGAGCGAGGATCTTGAGAAGGTAGACGTTTCAGATGGCTATCTATAATCCGAATAGCTCTGGTAGCACAGGCTTTTACGGCGGCGACGGTTCGCAGCCTCCGGATACTCACTTGATGGATAGCGAGACCGAGTTCAGCTCGGCCGAGTTGGATACCCTCAGCGCCGACGACGACAACAATGTCAATACAAGCTATGGAGGCTATGTTGGTCACAGGTTCCAGTTTGCCATCAGCGAAACGCCGGCCGATATTTCATCCATAGATGCTCTAAGCAGAGGTTACGGCGATAATGGAGGCGGGGGCTATTATTACGGTCTTTATATTTGGAACAACAGCACTTCTTCGTGGGAGCTGCTCGATAGCCACACGCAGTCGTCGAAAGCAACAGTTCAGGGCTCTGTTTCCGTAAATTGTTCCAATTATGTTTACAACAGCGGAGGCACGAATTATATCGATTTGCTTGTTATGGGACCGACGAAAGTCGCTATCCCGCCAGCTCTTCTGTACAATTACTACGTGGAGCTAGAGATTACCGCCGCTGCCGGTGGTGGCGGAATGCGAAGCCAAGTCATAATCATCTAGTTTACAGACAGGGAAATGAGTCGTGCGCCCTATAGCTTCGATTGGGAAACCTACCCATTCAGCTACGTTAAGGTGGATCGGCTTGTCCGAGGCGGGACGCAGATTTCTTGGACTTTACAGAACGGCTTTCAGGCTGATAGTATCTCGTTTACGGTGCAATGGGCTCGCAGCTTCTCGAGTGATTGGACCGATGTGGGGACTACTTCCAACTACAGCTACACGGATCCTACGCGGCGCGACTACAGCGCTGTCCTCGAGGGTTTCTACAGGGTAAAGCTCACAGCAGACGGCTCTACCTATTATTCTGCCCCTTCTTCTTTTCCGTCGACCTGGACAGCAAAGGATCTTCGTCTTTGCCAAGAGTTGCGCAGGAAAGAGCTCCTTGCGGCGAGTGACAATTTCGGAGGCCAGACTATCTGGCTGCTCGGCAGAAAGTTTTGGGGCACAGCTTGCACGCAGTGTACTTCTCCTGTTTCCGGCGAGGTAGTCAATCCCCGTTGTTCCAATTGTTATGGCACCGGCTATGTAGGCGGCTATCATGCGCCTTACAGAACAAAGGGTTTGCTGTTGAAGACAAAGCGTGTAGCGGCTCCCTCCGCGGCAGGAACGCTTGTTCGAGCGCAGGCCGTGCTTCGATGCCCTCTGCTTCCGATTGTGCACGAGCAGGATGTTGTTATTATAGACGGGCTCGACGAGCGCTACTTCGTCCGTGAGATCGAAACATCCGTGGCCATCAAAGGCCATCCTATTGTGCAGACTCTATCTCTGCTGGCTGCAGACCCGGATGATGTGATTTACGACCTCACTTGGGATTCCACCTACGATCCTGAAGAGGGAGAGGCGGATTGGTAAACTATGGCTGATGTCAGATCACAGATTGCGGCGCTCGGGCCTATTCCGGCTCTTATCGAAGAAGGTATCATCGAGCTTCTCAGGGCCTTGTTCGAGGACGCCGATGGTGATGGTCAGGCGGATCTCGTTCGAGATACGATGCTCAAGAGCTACTACTGGAATAGCGATCATACGAAGAGCCGAATTGTCATCACCTCAGCTTCTATGTTCGATATCAAGACAGCCTCGACAGCGATAGTGGTTTCCAGAGACACGGCCAGCCTAATACCAATCGGCAATCAGGATGGCTTTATTTTCCAGGCGGATGATTCCGATGTAGAGACTCACGGATTTCTGTCGTCCTGTACGTTCAGTATCATTTGCAGAAGCCCCGAGACGGCTGCTCACGCAGATAGGCTGGCTTGTGAGGTGGCATTCAGGTTCAAAGAGATTCAGAGACAGATCGAAGATGATTTCAAACTCAAGGATTTCGAGGTGACAGCAATCGGAGCTCCGCAGAGGAGCAGCGATCGGCTCTGGACAGTGGTAGTGCAAGTCAAAACGATAGGCACGCATCATTACACCATTAACCCGACACTTCTCCCAAGCAGACTTAAGTCTGATTTCGACATGTAAAGGCTATGAGCGTTACAGGATCCGATCTATTCAAAGCTGTTTTTCAAGACTACAGCCAGCTCCCTCGTGGAGGGCAGCAGGAGATTGTTGTCGGGACTGGCGACAGCGCATATCGACTCGGCGTACTAAATGCAGCCTTCAGCGTGCAGCAGCCTTCGGTAAAGCGCCAGCTTGGCGGCGGAAGGACGCTTATTGGATGCTCGCCCGAAAGCGCTGTTCTCAACATCTCGGCTATTTGTGGGCCCAAGCTTATAGATTTCCTTACGGCCTATTGTAGAGTAGCGAATCTCACCGCCGATGATAACTGGATTACATTGAAGGCTGTAACTGATATTCGAGCGACGGCGGGAGAGGCCACAAGCACTCAGCAGAAAATTCTGCAATCCATAACGGCTATGCTACGATATTGTCGAGTTGAGTCTTACAGTCTTACGCAAACAGAAAGCGGTATCCTCGTAGCTGTGAATGTCACTATACGCGGTCAACATGTGAAACTGCCGGATTCGTTCTAAGATGGCTGAAATACCACAGGAAAAGATGCTCAAGACAGTCCTCAATGGTCGTCCGTATCGTCGTCGCGTCTCTCTTGGGGAAGATCTTGAAGTTTGTCTGCGAACGCCTACGAGAGAAGAGATAACCTGCATCATCAGCTATCTTTGTGAGCTCAAGAAAGAGGGCTATCCCGACGAATTCCTTGAGATGTTGGCTCGCAGATTGCGAATGGCTGCATGTGTGGAGTGGATACGACTCGGCGATCGACAACAGACGCTGCAACCTTTGCAGCATTATATACTTAATGGCACCCTCTCAGAGGCCGGTCGTAGTCTTGAGCTCGAAGATAGCGCGCTCTATAATTTACTTGATGCGATAGTGGAAGATTTTCGCAAAGAGGTCTGCACTCTTTGTAGCATGCTTCTCGAGCGAGCTGTGGATCTCGAAACATTCGCAAGACTCACAATGCAGAGGCTGCAAAACAATGGCTAAATTCGATCCTACACCGCTCGCTGGTGCGTATTTGTTCGGAAACTTGGGCAAAAGCCCTAAGCCAGTGTTTATTCCAAAGCTGCGCGAAACTTCTTCCGGGAAGACAGAAGTCGGGAAGAAGATAGAACAAATGCAGACCGAGCAGCTCGTGAGGCCTCTAACCGGCGTTATGGGTCTGTTTCTCGGGCCTGGGGGTAGAGAGCTCGCTACAGAGACTCTTCGTCCCTGGGTAAAGCCTTTGACATATGTTTTGAACTTGTTCGGTGCAAATCCTTATACCAGCACGGCTACGGATGTTTACCGGGCGCTTGCGCTTGCAAAAGGCCGAATAAGTAGGCCCGAGTTCGAACAGGGCTTTAAAGCTTTGATAAAAGCTTTCGAGCATCCTCAAATACCGGGCTTGACTCGAAGAGAGACCGAAACGCCAAACCTTGCCGTTGCGGCAGCTACAGCACGCGAGGCTGCGAAACGAGGACTCATCAGCGGGCTGGCACCAAAGGACATAAGGACGATCATGTGGCTTCGAAAGGCACTCTCTCCAATTGAGCGCACTTTCGGTATATCGGATCCAGCCAAAAGCATACAGGTTCTTGAAAAGCTGATCGGCAATCTTTCCTCGTACAGCAATCCGCAGAATTGGGTGCTCTACTCTTACCTTGCTCTGCGACAAGCTTCGCTGGGAGGTCTCTAATGCCTGCTACGTACCGCTCGCCTTTCAGTGCCTCGACGCCTATACGTGAACTCGTGCGACAAGCTGCCTCGCAGGGTTGGGCTGCGGCTTTGACGGCTATCGGAGCTGAAGCTTATAGATTGGGCATTCGAACACCTGTTACGCGTGCAGCATACGATTTCGAGACTGCGACGATAGGATCTCCAAGATGGAGGAAGGCTTTTAGCTATCTTTGGCAAAGAGGTAGAGATCCGCATAGCATGCGCGCAGAAATCGCACGCGCTGGTGGCGACTTTCTCTTCCGTAAAGGCTATTTGAAGTTCTTCTTAGCCTTGGCTCAGTCCAGTCCGGTGCATCGTTATTGGGCGCGCTACGGCTATTTGCCGTATATTCTTCGGCGTCGTAATGTTGGCCCACATGGAATGATTCTGCCACCAGGCTATAAACGTTGGGAGCTGCAGCAAGCCCATAGAGAGTTGAGACAGCTGCCGGCTGCTTACGAAGAGTCTAAACAGCTTATGCGTCAACCTCCGATTTTGTCGATGGGCGAGGAGCTGAAGCGATGGCTCGAAGGCGCACCACTTGCTGAACTTGGCAATATTTGGGCTGCATTTGCTGGTCAGGGCAGACAGGTTGCATTCCCAGGTGAAGAAGGCGTGCAAAAGATAACAGCTTGGCTGAGCTCAGCTCCTCAGTCACTTCGTAAGGCGATTCAAAGCGCCTTGAGCTCTGTGACTTCTGTAGGGACCAAACAACCAAAGATAAAATGAAGCAAGTAGCTTGGTTAGAGCTTTTGTACTTTGGGCCTTTGCCGGAGAAGAAATCTAAGCCAGTGATTGAAAGAAAACTCGTCTTTAACGCTCCCAAGCTAGGGCAGACAGTAGAAAACCCAAATTTGGGTAAAGCTATGCAAGAGGGTTGAGGTGCCTTGGATCTTCGGGGACAATCTCGGGCAGGTTGTAGTAGTAAAAACCCCAGCCGCCTCTGTGCCTGCTCGGTTCTCTATCAAAAACGTCGATGATACGACGGAGCTCTTCTCTACTAGTTGCTATCTTCTTTCTTTCTCAGACTTTACATTCGCTGTTGACTACCAACTCCAAAAATCCCTTGAAGGTAAGATTTACTATCAGGAGTTCGGAGACCGCCCAGTTAAGGTCACTATAGGTGGCCTTGCTGTTGGCGGTACAGGGTTCCAAACCGCAGTTTCTCATTGGAACACGTATAAAGCTATAGGCTCGGCCGAACCCAAAAAGGTCCGTCTTTATTTCGTGAATGCTTCTTCAAGATACGCCCTCCTTGTTAACAGCTCGTTTAACTTCTCCATCGGCGAAAATGATCTTCCGCTTTATAGTTTCACATTGACACTGGTGCTGCTCGATACCGAATTGAGCTTCTCCTAAGGAGGCGGACGATGGCTTCTTTTTCGTATTTGCAGCCTGAGGCGAAGCTCAGATACTATTATGAGCCTGAATCAGGAAGCTATCGCGAGCTGCCTATACTAAGCTATCGTGTGAGCTACCGACTTAACGAAATTCCCACTGCTACAGTCACCGTTCCTTACGGCTACAGAAGCGACATAATTATCTCAGGGGGGACAGCTGTCGGTCTTCCTACTTTGGGCAGGCGCTATTTTGTCGAGCTCTTGGCGCGAGAACATGGCAATGCTGATTGGCTAGTCATTTTCACCGGTTGGATAAGCTTCATTGGGGAGGCGACCACAGGAGAAGGGCGCGTCATTTCCATAAGTCTTATACATCGGCTTGATGCGCTCAGACAACAGCCGGCTACTGTGCAGCCTGTGGAAGTCCACTATGAAGACAACTATCCACAGCTCGCCCTTATCTGGGATGGAATCGGTACGGACCCTTGGAATCTGAAGGATGGGAGGCTAAATCTGGGCGCGGCTGACGCGCTTATTTCCAAGTTGGCCGATGGAACTATTGGATTTCAGGAAGCGGTGCTTGCGACTCTGCTCTTGATTTGCTACACCCAATACAACTATCCCGACTTGTCGGCTTCGCAATCAGGAGCGCGACTTGCATCTGATGTGTTAGATGATATGAATTGGCCGACTGGATCGGAGCAGATAAACTATCCCGATCCTTATGGGGCAATATCGACATCTATCTATAGTCTCACAGATGATTTTATTCCAGCATTTTCATTGAATTTTCGCGAATCGATAGCTGCGGGCGTAGGTAGGATCTTGTGCAGTTCCTCTGGTACGCTATGGGACGTGCTCAGGGCATTCTGTGATGCGGCCTTATATTACATATGTCCATGGCCTGCAGCAGGCTGTCTGCTCCCGCTTGTTTTTCCTCCACATCCAATACATGCAAATCAGCCCGCGGTAGAATACGATTCATCAGATATTATCTCGCTGAGTGTTGGCGCATGGCTCGAAACTCTTCCGCTTAGGGCGGTTTATATGCTCACACAGGCCGAGCCCGGCCCCTGGAATCTTGGACCGCAGGGCGGTATTTATATTTTGGGTCGTAGTACGCTAAGCTGGCTTGAAACCGATCCTTTTGGTTCTGGAGGCAAATTTGAAATTGTAAGGACTCCGGGTCTTTTCGATCCCAGCCAAGCTATGGGTAGCGAGGTCGAACTGCCTGCAAATAGATACTGCTTTCAACATCTGCTCAATGGAACATACGGACGAAGGCAGATTACACTTCGACTTCCCGGGCTCTCGCAAAATAGATTTCCAGCGATAGGCGCTCTGACAAAGTTCTCGCACGATGTTTCTGGTGAGCCTGGAGCTTTGAAATACGGAACCTACTATGGTGTCGCCGTAGGACTTGATCTTATAATGGATAGAGATTCAGGCTGCGTAGCAGACCTGTATTTGTCCTACATTATGGATACAGGCACGATCGATGATCTTGGAGCAACACACCATTTCATTTCATCAAGGTTGTATTACACAACGCAGAATGAGATATCCTATACGCCCTATAAGTTCGCTCTACCGAAAGATGGTGAGTTCACATGGTCGTAGAATCTAATGATAGTCTCGCAACCTCGCTTTCGCCGAAATATGGGCGCGCAGTTGATCTGCAGCAGCTTTGGCAGCATTGGAAAGAGCGGCCTTCGAGCGAAACACTCTCCGTTTTGCTCGATGCAAGCGCACCTCTTCTACGTCGAGCAATACGAACTTATGCTGGTTCCAAGGATGATCCTGTTGTGGCGCTTGAGGCAAAACGACTCGCAGTAAAAGCATTTGAGACCTATGATCCTTCCAAAGGTTCGCTTGCTACTCATCTTCGCTATCAGCTCGCGCCACTTACAGCTGTAGTCCACGAGCGGGCTCAAGAGTTTAAAGTTCCAAAAATGCTCTGGGCGGATTTGCAGAATCTCAAGACGGCCGAAGAGCGTCTTGTGCAAAAGCTTGGCCGTCCACCCAGCACTTTGGAGCTAGCAGACGAGACCGGGCTATCGCTAAAGAGGATAGAAAAAATCAGACAAGCTGTGCATCTCGGCGTACCGGAAAGCGTTCTTCGGGAGAAAGCGCCTGAAGAGTTTGCTCAGCCAGCGCGGGAAGTTGAAAGCTCTTGGTGGTTTGAGGCCGTGTACAGAAGCCTCGACCCTATAGACCAGAAGATTCTGGATTGGCGAATTGGAGCCCACGGTTCCGAGCAGCTTCCTGTGGCTGAGATTGCGAAGCGTCTGCATATTTCTCCAGGTGCTGTTAGCCAGCGCATTACACGTATTGTGAAGCGCCTGCAAAAAGGTGTGAAATAAGGCCTACGCTTGAAGCTAAATTTTTGTCGAAAATCGCTTATAGTAAAGTGAGACGGAATTCGTCTCATCCCCTGGAGGCGCCCCAAAGGCCCACCCGGCCATCAATTTGGTGGGGGATCAGATCCGGGGGATTTTTTTTTTGCTTTCAGCTAGACTGAAAGCTATACTTAGAGGAGGAAGGAGGGCAAGAGAATGCGAAAGTTAGTAGCTTTATTGAGCTGCCTGCTTGTACTATCGGTAAGCGGTTGCAGTCTGTTTCGTACGCAGACAAAAAAAGAGGCTCCATCAATAGCGGAGATGCAAGCCTACTTGCAGTATGAAGAATCGCGCAAAGCGGCGGTCTCTTGCGCTGAAAGGCTAGTCGAACAGACAGAGCTTCTGCTGGAAGAGGCCGTAGCAGAAGTAAGCCAGCTTGAAACTTCAGCACAGGCTTCCTCGCCAGAAGATCTCAAAAAGCTAAAAGGCATGCTGGTGAAGGCGAGGGCGAAGGCGCATGATGCTCTTTTACTACTTAAAGCTGTAGTTGAGGCAGAAGGGCCCCCTAAGCAGCCGATTGCGCCGGACGACAGAACATATGTGCAGGAACTTGCGGGCACTTTACGCGAAGCAGCTCGGTCTCTAAAGAAGCCTCCCGAAACCTATATCAAAAGCAAAGCTAAAGACACTTCGATTCCTGATCTTGCTACATACGGCGCGGGGGCTCTAGTGGCTTTAGCTTTCTTCGGTCTTGCGCTCTATACGCGTCTCTTCTACAGCAAGTTGCTATCTTCGGCTCTTTTTGCGATAGGCAGCGCTGTGCTTATCGGTTTCGTAATCTACAGCTATTTGTGGTATATTGTATTCGGAGCTGTAGGCGTAGGCCTAGCGGCGCTCGGGATTTGCGTTGTGGAACTCGCGCGCGTCAGCCTTCAGATGCGCTCAGCTGTTGTGGCTATTCAGCAAGGCAGAAAGGCTCTGTCCAAGCCTTGCAGGGATGCGTTTGACAGCACTGTAGAAGCCGTTATGGCCCCTTCTGTGAAGAGCGCAGTAAGCAGACTTAAAATGCTTATGGGAGTGGAATCGATAGATGCATCCGCTGGCGGGAACGCTTCAAATAGGCGTAGTAGTTGACGGCGTCCCTGAGAACAATGTCTATCAAGTCAAAGTCCCGCATATTGCGGGCGTTGTAACAGCTGTTCTTGGAACGCCGATAGGGCAGCCGCCTGCAGGAGCGCAGAGCATGATGGCGCTCCAAGCAGGCACGAAAGTTCTGTTGTATATCCCTCCAGGCGCAGACGGCTATAATCAGCCCTTCATTATTGTCTGCGCACTCCCGTTTGTCTTTCGCTATCCAAGCAGCTCTATCACGGACAAGGACATTCGCGATCAGAGCTATCCTCCTCTCGTCCAGGCTCGAGACGACATCAACGATTCGGACTATATTAAACAGCACGAGGGGACGGAGAAATTTGTCGCCGGCGACAGCTTTGGTATGGCCTGGCCAAGCGGGACGCAGCTTTGGGCCAATGTTGCCCAGGCTGTCCTTAAGGCTGGCGCAAAGGCAGGCGTTGAAGCCCACGTTATCGACAGCCTTCTGAAGATAATAGGCTTCAATATGACCTTCTTCGCCGGCGGCTGTGTTGATGAAAGGATCTCCGACAAAGGCGAATATAGCGAATTTTGTCTCATAGTTCCTTACCTATGGAGGGCGAAAGAAGGTGCTCTTTCGCCCATGCAGAGCTATCCTTCGACCAAGCCCATCCCACAATATCTCCGTCTTAGGGGCTATGCTGGAGATCTAGAGCTAACCCTTGTGCAGCTGCAGCCACCGGAGCAAACATCTGGGATCACCATGCCGGATGGGGCTCTCGTGCTTCGGGCTCGCAAGGCATTCGACGGTTCTTATCAGCTTCACAGCGCTAAAAGTATCGAGTTCGGGCGGATTAATCCGCAAGCGCCCGTTACGCGCATCCAGATCCCAGCGAATGTTGATCCGACCTATCCTGCCGGCGTCATCGACCCATCAAGCTCGGAGATGGGTGACTATACATCAGAATCTCCAGGCTTTGGGCAGACACCTACAGGATCAGGCTACGATACTCGCAAGCTTCAGACTACAATCACCGTCATCCCGGACTCCATAGAGGGCAACTACTTCGGAATGATTGCCCGGGATGAGAGCATATTCAAGAACGCCCAGTACGAGCTCACCATTGATCATCATGCTTTGCTCGATAGAGGGGCGGCTCCTGAATTTGAGTCGGAAGCAACCGAATCCGCCACTATCTCAGGTTCTGATCATAGGGATACTATAAGGCTTTACAAGATTCTTCGAGAGCTTGACAGCTTATTCAAAATATCGGAGGACGGAACAACTACCCTTCAGGTCGGCGACAGCAAGCTTGTAATCGGCTCCAGCGGTATCGAGATTTATGCATCTACGATTTCTTGTGTGGGCACCGATATTGCGCTCGGTGCTGAGCGCGTAGCTCTTAGCGCATTCGATAATCTGCAGCTTGTCTCTGAAGACTCTCTTGCCCTTTATGGCCGCTCTGGCACCATCTTTGCCGAGAATTTCCAGCCGGGTTTTATCTTTTGCAATAGACAGGATTATTCCTTTGCCTCAGCACCGAGCAAAATTGAGATCTACACAAACACAAGCGGCGTGTGGTCTCTCGCCAAAGAAGTAGCCATCTCGGGCGGCTCCAGTGGGCACGCAATTATTGACGTAAGCGACCTGGCTATTTGGGGCCGTTGCGCTATCAAAGTACACGTGGTGACGACAGACGGTGAATATTTAGAGGCTCCTGTCGATATTTCGATTCCCCATGACGCCACGAGCTATATTAGCCTTCTCTCTTCGGATGGCCAGCCGCCACAGCTCCGTGCCAAAGTAGAGATGACGACGGATGATGTCTTCTATCCCTGCGTCTATCTTGCACCAGATGGTACAGAGGGCACGCAGATCAATTGTAAGCGTCCCGTTGGCGTGTATGTAGCTACCGGTGATTCTGGATTTTTGGGGGAGGCTCGCACGACTCACAATTATTCGCAAACTCCAGCTGCAGGCATGGAAGGAGAGAGCAGCACTGTTCCTGCAGTCGGATTAGATTTTGAAACCGGGAGCGCTTTAGACGCCGGGCAGTTGGCGACAATTGCTGCTGATGATGAGAATAGCATAGACTACACTGCCACCTCCCTCACGTATGCTGGTCATAGGTTTGATTTCAATGTTTCTTCCTGGTCTGGAGAGGTCTCGAGCGCAACGCTAACTATAAAAGGCTATGGCGAAAATGGAGGGGCTCACGATTATGAGGTATATATCTGGAGAGCCTATACTTCATCGTGGGTGAAGGTTGGGGAGATCACTTCGGCATCCAAGGACACCTTGCAAGTTTCGCTGCCGGGCTTGGTAGAAACTGCTGGGGCCTACATTTACCAAACAGGCGGCAGCGATTATCTTTCAATCGCAGCCATCGGCCCTGCTGGAGATGACGAGAATCCGTCTATAGTCCATTCGTATTACGTGGAGCTGGATGCCACAACTGTTGATAAAGATAACATGTTCATTCCTGCACAGTGGCGCGTGCGGGTGAGCTCTGACGACGAAACTGCTAAATGGCTTTCAGACAAGCTTGTCGAGTACCAGGATGGGGGAAATCCGGCAGGCGCTATCGAGTTTAGCGTTGCAAACGACGGCGCAGATGAACAATATCAAACTAAGGTAAAGACAACTAATTCCATAGAGATAGCTTCGGCACCTGTCGATAGCTTGCAGCTTGTTGGAGATGAAGCAGATCCTGGTCCAGATAAATACTACGGGACAAACGCCTCAAGCACCAAAGGCTTTCATGCGCTCCCAACAGCCAGCCACGAACAAACTATCATCACAGATATTCGATACTTCCACGATACAGCGGCTGGATACGCCTATTTGCAGGTTAAAACCAAGAAGATCAAAGTCGTTACGGCCTACGACGAAAGTGATTGGATAACCTGGGCCACCGCAGCGCCTTGTCCTTGAGGTCTGAGTAATGCCGCTGCAATATCATGGCGATATGCTGCTTATGCATGATAATGGGCAGCTTATGGACGAATGCTGCTGCGGGGGCTGTCCTGACACCTGTCCAGACGAGTGCGGGACGACTCTGGCTTTTGACACCACCTGTGATACGGGCACGCTTACAACTTATTATGCCGACCGAGCCGCCGGCTCCACAGATTGTAGTTGGTATAGAAACAACGAAGGGCGTGTTCGTTGCGGCGTTGTAGAAGCGGACAATTGGGAAGTGGCGAGAATTATGGGCCCCAATGATTTGCAACTTTGTATTTGGTTGCGACCGGCAAATAACGATTGTCCCGCTGGAACTTATACTGATAGTGGAATCGTAGATTGTGGCGGTGCGGGATGCGAAACCGAGATAACCCTTTACAAGGTCTGAATGGGAGGAAGGACTCTTGATAGATAGAGCGTTGAAACTGGCTAGGATTCGAAAATGCAGATTTTGCGAGTTTCGCAGAACTGCTCCTTCGACCCTTTGGAAGTGGCCAAGATGCAAAGCTGGAGGAGTCGATGCAAAAGGCGACCCTCTGTTGGAGCTCACAGATGAATTCATGGAGGGCCCGGCTTCAAATTGCCCACAAGGGTTTTGGAAGGATCTTGAGCCCATTGATCTAGAGGAAAACGAGGCCACAAAACGCAGGGCTGCTTATTTGTCTTGGCCCAACGCTCCTGTGAGAAAGCTGCTGCTCAGGCTCTTCGAGTATCTTTACAGCAATGTCGATCGGCAAGCCCTTAAGCAGCGGCTTATAGCAGCTCTTACAGCTGGTGAGACAGAGCTTTGGATTTTGCTTGAGGTAATTGGTGTGCTCGTTTATAGAGGCGTGGTCGACGATAGCGCGCGAAAGGCGCTTCTTAGCGACGGGGCCAAAGCTATATTGGCGTTTCACGGCAACGACCAGGCATACTATGCTTTAAGGGATTGTGTAGAAGCAGGAGTCTGCACAAAGCAGGAAGCGCAGGATGTTGCGCAGGAGCTTGGGATCACAAAACCTACTTCCGGAGCGTAGTGATGTTCGAGGAAGCAGAACGCAGGCGAGTGAAACGACCGTGCAAATATGCTACTATAATTAGCAGAGGTCCATGCCTTCGCAGCACGATAGTAGAATGTGCGCTCGAGGATGGGCCGGAGCGGGTGACTCTCAATTTTTGTTTGAATATCTGCACAAAGCGCGAGGAAGACCATGGCAGTAGCTAGAGCGGTCCTTTATGGCGGCGAACTTCACGTATTCTGGTCGTTTGACCCGCCTTCATGGAGTCCTCCTGGAAACAGAGCCTATGAGGCGCTGGGGATCCTACAGGGGGAGCTTGGCGGTACTTACACACGCGGGGCTTTGGCTTTTCCGGTGGGCTCTTATCGGGTTGCGGACATAAGTGTGGATGATAGTTCCGGCTACGATGTGACCATTACTCTTGAGCAGGTGACCTCTCCAAATGCCTAATCATACATTTGAGGACGTGCTAGAGGTTCTGAGAACGGCCTGCGCTCGTCCAGAAATGTATAGAGCCTCTAGGGGTCTTGTCTATTTCTGGCACAATCTTCATACTCAACTTTCCCTTTATGCACCAGAGGATATTCCGTCTATTTCCGACGCCGCAAGATTCATAAATCAAGCCCCTATTTTTCAGACAGCGCTCAGCGACAGCTACGACTATTACGCTGATATTGCTGACGGCACTGTGTCCGAGCCAGATCTTGTGCTTCGCTTCATGCTCGTTAACTCCATATACTTGTCGGCGACCGTCCAATACTCGAATTCTCTTCAGGCTGTCTGCCAGCGCCATGGGGATATTTTCTTCAATCGATATCAGCATGCAGAGTGGCACGATGGATTGAATGCCATGCATGATGCGACAGTTCATGTATATCCAGCATGGGGAAGCTCTTGAGCCACGTAACAAGCGCGGATATAATGAATTGAGTAAAGCTTTACTCTAGGAGAGTTGGTATGATCGATCCAACGACCGATAAAGGCGGAAGCTTGCGAGAGACACTGCTCAGAAAATTTGCTGCTCCGAATTATGTGAAACAGGCAGAGCGGGAGGATTACGAAGCGTTGCCTCAGTCTGCTTTTGCAGGCCCGGGCAAGCTCTATCCGGTTCACAACAAAGCAGCCGCTTGGTGGAGTATAGCCTATTTCTTGCAAAACAGAGAAGCTCTTCCTAAGGATCTTCGTGGCATCATTGAGCCGCGTTTGAAGAAGGTCGCACAGATCTACGGTATAGACTACCAGGACATGCAACGCAGGGCGCAGGAATCGCCAGCGAAGCCGAGAAAGTTCGCATTGGATGAAGAGTGGCGAGGTGAGAGGATTCAGCTCTATCCGCTGGATACTCCTCAACAGATACACCAAGCAGCTGAGAGCCTTTATAGGTATCGCCACAGAATCCCGTATATTTGGCGTAGGAAGGCCGCCTGCGCCTTGCTGGAATCCGCCAAAGAGCAGTCTATCCATCTCGACAATGAAGACTATTTCCTCAAAGCAGCTGGATTGGGTGTCTGCCCTCCAGAACAGGCCGCAAAAGCTATTTTGACGAGAAGCCTGATGGCGGACGATCCTGAAATTCGCCAGGGCGCATATGAATATGCAGCTCAGATTGCACGTGAGCCATTTTCCAAAGAGGCCCATCAGCAACATCTTCAGGTCCTGGCCATGCTGGATGAGACGCTTGGCCTGACCAGATATTATGGGAAAGGCCTCAATACTCCCGAAGAGGAGCTCTGTTCTCATCTTTTCAAAGAGGCGGCAGATATTCTGGAGGGCAGCGTCCTACTTCAGGATGGAAAGCCCTTGTATAAGGACCAGCTAAAGGGTGTCGAGCTTGATAAGGTGGCCGCGGCATTGGGAGAAAGATTTCTGAAGGAGGCGCTCGGCGAAGGGCTGATCGTTACGGAAGAGAGGTTCCTCAAAGCTGCTGAAAAATTGCCAGCGCAGCAGGTAGGACTGCTTAGACAGCTTTTGCCAAAATCAGCTCCGCGGCTCGAGCGTTGGGCCTTCCTTATAAAGGGAAGGTAAATGCTGCCATCTAAATATCCTCTACTTGCGGACGAGCATGCTATCGCTACGCCTCTCGTGGCCATAGCAATAGACAATTTCGGGATTGAGTGTTTCGAGTGGGATGCAGAGGCCCTATCCGACGCGCTTATACGCCTCAATCCCAAGACTCCGCAGTGCAATCTCGATAAAGCTCATGCCCTTATCACTCTGCTTACGACCGACGTCTTTTACAAAAGCGCACAGGGCTTCATACATATAGCCAACTGCATAGGCGGCGAGGATCTGCCAGTCAATTTCGAAGTGTGGGAGCTGCCAAGCGCAGAAGAAGCGGCTTGGTCGATCTATGAGGCGATTCTCAATGAGCCGCCGAGTTCTCAAGAGAAGCTTTCCGAGCGATTTGCTTCAGATGTGCTGGCATTGATTCGAACAATCTTCGAGCAAATGCCCGTAGTTTCTCTGCCCAAGCCTCTTGATTTCATCCAACCTTCTCCGCCTCCAAGGGAGGCTTCATTTTCCGATGAGCCAGAGTTTTCACTTGCGATTCAGCGGATAAGGCAGCAAAATAGTGATTACCTCAAGAACTATCTTGAAGCACGAGCCTTGTTGATGATTCAGCAGCTCAAAAGTATAGACTTTCAACATGGCACGCAGAAGTTTCTGTCAGAGTTAAACGCTATTTCTTTCGGATAAAGAAGGAGTAAGAGATGGCCAAAGCGAGCCCTAAGAAGCGTTCTAAAAAGGCAGCGCGGAAGGTGGTAAAGGTCGAGCCCGTCTATCCGAAGATCGAGCTCGAAGAGCTCCCTGGTTCGGCTAAAAAGGCCAGGGCGGTTGTGATCTCCAACAAACGCAGCGATTTGGGCAGTTTGCCTGTTCTCAATAGGTTGTTGCAGGAGGCACGAGCGGAGCTGAAATTCCGCAGTCCCGCAATCGAGGCGCGCGCTGCTGAGACCTATAAAGCCAAAGATGGCGAGTTTAGAAAGGACTATACGATTGTGGACACAAGCGTATAGTTTACCCAAATTTGAATAAAGCTAGCCCCTCTCAACCTCTAGGAGAGGGGCTAAATTTTGCCTGAAAAGAGCTTATAGTAAAGTGAGTAGGTTTTTGTCTCTGGGATAAAAAAATTGGTCTTCTTCTCCTTCCCATACTTTGGAGGAAAGAGAAGAAGACCAGCTCGTAAGGAAGGGTACGTTAGTACCCTTCTTTTTGTTTTGCTATGTCGAAATCAGACGCCTTCCTCTGGCAGTAAGGTTTTGAGATCTGGAGGACCGCCGAGAATAGCCTCGACAGCGTGATATTTCCAGATCACGACTTGCAGAGCCAGATTTAGGGCTATAGCGAAGTCATCAGATTCGTTAGCCGCTCTTCTAACTAATAGCACGTCAGAAGCACGTTCTGACGTGGAAAGTTCACATGCAAGAAGGTCCGACGCGAGTTCTTCTATGCTTTGATAGGCCGGCAGCAGGAGCTTCTTGCGTTTTATGGCCATTATCATCAGCAGAATGGATCTCGTCTTGTCGAGCTGATAGTAGCCATAGGGATAAAGCGGCGAAGTGGCTCGACGGATGATGGCTTTTGCTGGTGAAATCCATTCGTGGGCTACACCACGAATAAACTGCTGCGGAATTGATGTCTGCTGTCTGAGGTAGGTTTCGTAGAGCGGACCTGCTAACATATCGTGGGCAAGAAGCCCGCAACGGAAATCCTTGAAGGTCCGTTCTATTTCGGCAATTTCCATCTCCGGTGGTACCGTAAGCCGAAAAATTTTGCCCCACAGGAGATGAAACTCGAGCTTACCTTTGGGCTTTCCAATGACAGCGATAGCAGTTCTGGAAAGTCCTGCGGCCAAGCCTTTGCCACCCCAGTCTACACCCAAGGCGGTAAATTCATAGCCGCTTAATCGAGACTTTGCCTGATTATAGTCAAGAGGCGGCAGCGCACATGCGGCCTTGATGTCCTCTAAGGTAAGCGGGCGGGATCCCAAGTCAAAATCTTCACCCAGAATGTTGTTGACAAACTGGTACTCGGGAAGGATGCGTTGTTTTTCCAAAAGCTCTTCCCATTTGTGTTCATATTTATAATGCATGGGTAGAAGAATTTGGGAAACGTGGTAGCCCGCATGTTTGAGGCGACGTTCAGGCCGGGCGTGCACGAAACAGGCCTTCGAGCTATCAGGATAGACTCTGCTTCCACATTTAGCGCAGATGGGGCCTTTTGGGCCTATCATCTTGAACAGATCTTGATCTTTGCTCGGTATATTCCAGTAACCGCAGGATGGACAGGGCACAGCCCATTCAGCCTGCGAACTGTCCCGCCATAGCTCCATAAGAAAGCAAGAGCTGGTTGTTGGGACGCCCACAAACTGGTAAATGCCGAGCGAACTCGCGTCGAGGCAGGAATACACCGTAGGCATCATTTGTTCATCCATATCCTGTGACTCGTCGACGAGTAGAACATCTGCGCTAATGCCCTTCACGCGGAGCGGATTTTTCAAGATATGGGAGATGAGTATTCTGCTCCCATGCTTGAAGCTATGCTCCATTAGCTTCTTGCTGTCATCAGCAAGAAGTGATTGCACGAAGGGACTGTCGGCGATCATTGGATTGATCCTGTGAGCTGCAAGCTCGTGAGCCTGATTGTAAAACGGAGTTACAATCAGGATTTGCAGCTGTGGGATCAGGGAGGCCTGGAGAAGGGCTTGGGCGCTGAGGCCGGTTGTTTTGCCCAGCTGCCGTCCCGTCTTCCAGGTAGTCCGCCTGGAAGGGGAGGCCTTAAACATCGGCACAAAAGGCCGAAATCCTTCAAGCGAATAAGGCTTCCCCTTTAAGTTGATCAACTGGAGAAAAGGAAGCATGCTCGAACGAGCATTTATATTGGTGGCTATCTGTTTCGTCATCATGGTTATAGGTAGCACGTGCGATACGGATGGAGACGCGCCAACCCTCTATGGCTGTTTTTACGGCCAGGAGGTGCGGCCGTGAAGGGAGATACGGGTATATACGAACTACCCAGCTGGATTGGCTTCTGTTCTATGGCGTTCATGATCGTAGGATTCTTCGTGCCACCATGGTATGTAGGGCTGTTTTTCATTTCCCTCGGCTTTGCAGGAGCTTCTTTCCTGTTCGATTCTTTGCCGGAGCTTGTATAGCCCTACTTCCATGGTAGTCCTTAGACTGTTGAGCGTCCAGTCGTTTGGTTCCATTTCTTTTTTGAAGGAGGAGGTGCACCATGCTTATGGGCATTCTTCCTCGGTCGGAATGGGGCGCCGTCAAAGGCTCTCGTGCTTTCGGAGCCCCGCATGTTCGGGTCTTCACGATCCAGGAGCGAGGCGACAAGCATCTTGTGCGTCTCTATCCGATTGTGAGGAACCCTGGATCTCAGGAGCTCATAATAGGCTCAAATGAGTTCCTGGAGATCAAGAACGGCCCGCGTCGGGGCGCGATAGTAAATAAACGCACTGTCGCACCCGGGGAAAGGGCCGAGCGTCTCCAACGCTCGTTTGTCCTGGAGACGCCATCGACGAGCTGCGGTATCTGGCAGGATGAGATTCGTCAGATACTGGAGGAAGAGGAGCCGCAGCCCGTCAACGAGCCGCGGTGGCCGGAATTCTTTGTCATGAAAAGTCCGTACCGCATGCCAACAGGCCTGAGGACGGACGTGGACGATCTCTTCGAGAAGGTGGAAGCACCTGAAATTCCTGAAGAGGCTAAAGAAGACGCAACCGTTCTTAGTACCATTCGGGACTTCCTAGGCGCTGGGCATGAGCAACTGACCGAGCGTCTGTGGAAGTTCTACCTTGCAGGAGCTAAGAAGACGTTCGGAGAGAATGAACTTTGGATGGCCCCATTCTGGGCCATCCGAGTTCCGCCAGATGTCCCAATCTTCGCGCGGCTCACGTATGTGCCGCGCCTTCAGGAAGTTGCTGACGGCTCAGTGGTCGGTCAGCAACGCTTCATCAAGTGGGACCTGGGATAAATCGTGAACTCAAAAAATACCAGGCCTACTTGATAGGTTGGGGGAGGGGCCGCAAGGCCCCTCCCTCTATGTTTGCTATCAACAAGGAGGAAGCAATGCCGCACGAGCTTTCGTTTGACGAAAAAGGCGCAAAGATGTTTTATGTCAAGGAAGATGGAGCTCCTTGGCATGGATTGGGCACAGCCGTGGATAAGGCGCTCACGGCGAAAGAAGCTCTCGAAACAGCTAGGCTCAATTGGGAAGTCGAGCTGTGGTCGCTCGAAGCAGTGCACGAAGACGACCATGTTGCTATCACGGACAAGCGCGCCGTTGTGCGTGCTGACTCGCATGCTCCTCTTGGCGTGGTTGGCGTGGGCTATCGTCCGATCCAGAACTGGCAGCTGTTTGATTTCATGGACACGCTCATCGGTTCGCGTCAGGCAATCTACAGAACGGCCGGAGAGCTCAGGGGAGGTAAAATCATTTGGCTCATGGCGCAGCGTCCTGAGCCAATAGAGCCTGTGAAAGATGACCCACACGTGCCATATATCCTTGCAACTTCGAGCCATGATGGGACCAAATCCTGTATCGTGGCGAATACTCTCATCAGAGTCGTCTGTATGAATACAGTCAATCTCGCTCTCGAGCAGGCCGTTCAGTCAGTAAGGATTGTTCATACTGGCGACATTTACACGAAAATCAATCAAGCACGAAAGGTCCTCCAGTTGTCGGATGTTTATAATCAAAGGTATAATGAGCTCGCATCAGTTCTCAGCTCTAGGGACCTTACCACTCAGGGGGCAAAAGCAGTTCTCGATGAGCTCTTCCCGGAAGCCGACTCGAAACGAGGCCAGACAATACGCCAGAATGCTCAGTCCTCGATCTTGCAGCTCTTTGATGGAGGAGGACGAGGACTGGACAAGCCGGGCGTTCGTGGCACGGCTTATGGGCTTTGGAATGCAATCATAGAGTGGTGCGATCACGAGAGGCGTACTCGGAAGAGCCGCTACGCGAGTAAAGAGGAGAACCGGGTGCACTCGATTTGGTTTGGGTCTGCAAAGCAGTTCAAGCAGCGGGCTCTTGAAGTTCTCGCCGTATAAAGGCAAAGGAGAGAGGGAGGGATGATTTTCTTTGCAGGTGATATCCACCTCAAGCGGAGAGTTTGGGCTCATCTCGATCTCGAAGATGACACGTTTAGGCAGTTTGAACAGCTTGTAGAACGAGCTTCAAACGAGCAGGCGCATTTGGTGTTGGCAGGAGACGTTTTCGATCCTCCAACATCGTATAGCTTGAAGCGTTATCAGGAAATTCTCTCGAATTTTGAAGGTCGAGTTCTTGTAATCGAGGGGCAACATGAACTGGCTAATCCGCCCTGGATAACCGTGCCAGGCATAAAAGGTGAGCTCCTCGACATGAAGACGGTTTATCTTGATGGTGTCACTCTTGCGGGATTGAGCTATCGCCCTAGAACTCAGCTTAAAGCTGCGCTGGAGCAGATCGCCGAGCTTGGCCCGATAGATATTCTGGTTATGCATCAGCTTGCTCGGAGCCTCGGTGGGCCTATATCGTGGACGCTCGATGAGAGCTGGATTCCACCCAATGTTCGATCTGTAGTTTCCGGGGATTGGCATATCGCGGAGGTGCTTCGGCTTGATGCTTCACGCTGTCTTTACTATGTTGGCTCGCTATTTCCACAGAGTCGAGCGGAGATAGGTAAAGACTCCACCGCCTTGAAGTATAGCGATGCAGGCTTCGAATATATCACCCTCCCTCTCGTCCGTCCGCTTTGGAGAATCGTGCTCCGAGCCGGAACGGAGCCGAATATCCCGCCTTTGCCGGCAGGCTGTGTGCTGTTTGTAGATTACGAGCCTCAATGCGCCGAGCATGTGCAGCGACTCGAACAAAGCTATCCGGACATCAAAATTGTTCGTAGGGCGCTTCCATCTTCTGTTCCGATCCAGAAAGTAGAAGTGCGACCGGAGACGTTTGATGGGCTTATCGGTGAATTTACGCAGGACGAAGCTCTCAAGCGACTGCTTGAAGAGCTCCTTGTGTCTAACGAGCCCACAGTTACTCTGCAAAGGTTCAGGGAGGAGTGGTATGCGGCTCAAGCTCCTAAGGCTGGTTAACTACTGTCAGTTTCGAGACACGACGATCCGCTTCGACGGAAATTTGATAGGAGTCGTCGGATCAATCGGTTCAGGCAAATCGAATGTATTGTCGGCGATCGAGCTTTTGCTTGTTGGGCGCGCGTCGAATGCATCGCTGTCCGACATGCTGCGTTGGGGCCAGCCTGAGGGTGAAATAGCTCTTGAGCTTGAAGCCGGAGACAGCAACGTGCAGATACTTCGCAAACTTGGACAACCGGCCGTTCAGCTTGAAATAGACGGTCGAAGCTACAAAGCGTCTGAAGGATACAAAAGGCTCGAAGAGCTCCTCGGAGCGCCTGTGGAGGCGCTGCAGCAAGTATCCTTTCTGCGGCAAGGCGAATTCGCATCCATGCTCTTCGGGCCTCTTTCCCAACGCAAGGATGCGTTGCAGCGGCTCTTCGGTCTCAAGCGACTGCAAGGCCTACGCGATCTTATTATGCAGCAGCTCAGCACCATCACCGTGCAGGATTTCAGCGAGCCTCTCGGACGCGCACTTGAAGAGCAGGAGAGGTTGAAGAACACGATGGCTTCGCTGAGCGAGGCTATTGCTGCCGAAGAAAAGGAGCTTCCGGCATTGGAACAGAAAATAGCTGAACTTACGGAAGCTCTGAGGGCCACGAAGGCTGGAGATAAGCTTTGTGAAGTCGAGCAGCAACTCGATAGCTTGCAGAAAGAGAAAATACAGCTCGAAACTGCCGAGAAGGCGCTCCAGCAGCGCCTTTTGGATGTTGATCCGACGGCGTTAGAGGCTGAGCTTGGTGAGATTGAGTTAACATTGAACGATCATGCCGAGCTCAGCGAACAGTTGGAAACAGACCCAGAGCTGCTTGAGCAAAGCGCGGAAGAGCTCGAAATCAATCTGCGCAAACAGCGACTTCACTATCGTCATCTTGCGCTTACGGCAGAGGCGCAGCGCCTCTCAGAGCTCGAAGAACAGGCCTGTCCTATATGCAGCTTTCCTCTGCTTAAGGATCGGTGCGTGTTGTGTGGCTCAATCTTCTCAAGAGGCGGCATAAGCGCTATCGGCGAGCAAGCGGAAGAAGCTCTTCTGGCTATGAAACGCATAGAAGAGGCCATACACGTAAAGCGTTTGAGCCAGCGCCTCACGGAGCTTCAACAGCGCAAACAGAAGATTCTTGACCTTCTAGCTGCAAAACGTGAGCTCGATCAAGTTCAGACGCGTAGGGTGACGATCGAGCGGGAACTGACGCGGCTGCAGGACGAAGCTACACGGCTCAGGAAAGAAGCGAGCGCAGCGCAGAGGCAGGCCGAACAGGCTCAAGCCGAGCTATCGTCGCTTCTTGAGCGGAAGCGCAAAATCGATACGATGAGGGCGCAGAGGGATGTGGCTTCGTCCCGCCTTTCGGCCCTTGGAGCCGAGATTTCTGTCTTGCAGCGCAAGCAGATTCAGTATAAGCTGGATTCCAGGTATCGTGAGCTTCTATCGGAGGCAGCCAGCATCCTGCACAAAGATGCGCTGCCAGCCGCTTTGTCGCGCAGGATGCTTTCGCAGCTCAACAAAATTCTCGAGCGGAAGGTATCTGAGCTGCAGCTACCTTTCCAGCTCTGGCTGAATGAAGAATTCGAGCCGGTCTTTCGTCCGGAAGGGCAGGAGTTCCAGATTCATGGCAAGCGGCTTAGCGGAGGTCAGAAGACTCTCGTGGCTATAGCATTCGCGCTGGCTGCTTGGGAGTTGTTTCTGCCAGAGGTAGGCCTGCTTGTGCTTGATGAGCCGACAGCTTTCCTTTCATCGGAAGCTGTCGAGGAGCTCGTGCAGCTGCTTCAAAGCGTGCAAAACTACTGCAACAGGAGTGGGAGGCAGCTTATTCTGAGCACGCACCACGATAGCCTCAAACAGAGTGGAGTCTTTGATCATGTCATCGAAACAGACAAGCTCCACGGTTGAGATATATCGTGGAGGCCGACTTCTTTACGTGAGGCCATTTCCGCAAATATTGGAGGTCGAACTTACCTTTCTGATGAAGCGAGCCAGCTTTGATCCTCGTAAGGGCGACATACAAATTCGTGCGAACAATGAAGCCCTCTTTGCCCGGTGCCAGGATGATCCATCTTTTATGATCGTGCCGGCTGGCTTTCTAAGCCGCATACGCCGAAAGCTGGAGGAGCATGGCTATACGATTCACTACGAGGATCGTAGAGGCTTACAAATCGAAGAACCGAAGTTCGATAGGCTCCTCGCACCACCAAGATCCTGTCAGATCGAGGCCATGAGCCGAGTGCTTGCCGCAGATTGCGGCATCTGTAATATGGCCACGGCTACGGGCAAAACTGTTCTTATTCAACAGCTATGCGAGGTTCTCCCTTCGACACAGATCATAATCACATCACATAAAATCGCTCCACTTTCGGCTATGTATTCCTATCTCACTAAGATCTACGGGAGTGAGGTCAGCGGTCTTGGAGAGGTCCACGGCCATAGCGAACCCGCAAGAATCACTATTTGCCATATCCGTTCGCTTCTGCGGGCTCCGATCCATACTTGTCAGATTTTGTTCTACGATGAAGTTCATGGGGCAGCAGCTGAGCAGAGAAGCGACTACCTCTGCCAAGTCAATGCTGCAAATATGTATGGCTTCACCGCCAGTCCTTCTGGTCGGCTTGACCGAAGAGAGCCGATCATAGAGGCGCTATTCGGCCCTATCATCTACAATCTGACCTATCGGCGGGCCGTGGAGGAAGGGCTGATAGTTCCTGTGGAAGTGCACATCTATCGAATAACGGGGGCTCCGATCGATCATGACAGCTATTTGCGACGACAAAAGCTTGGCATTATAGCCAATAAGCAGCGGAATCAGTTTATTGCACAGGTTGCTCGCAAGTATGCAGATAAGCCTACAATCATCGTAGCGCGGGATGATCTTGAGCATGTATTCCACTTAAAGCAGGAACTTCCGGAGTTCGATGTCGTCTATGGGCCCGGCAGCCTTACAAAAGGTCGGTGGGCTCAATTGAAGCGCAAGGGTCTGATCCCCGAAGGCTGCCGGCCCATCACGCATCAGGCTCAGGTATTGGCTGCTGCAGATCGTTTCAGACGTGGTGAAAAGACCAAGGTCATTTGTACCAGTATTTGGGACACAGGTCTCGATTTGCCCAATCTCGAAGTAGTGATACGCGCCGATGGAGTTCCCGGTCTTATAGAATCTATACAAATCCCAGGGCGCGTGACGAGACGCAGCGGAGAGAAACGTTCTGGCATTGTGGTCGATTTTCTGGATGATTTCGGGCGCACGTTCTACAACCGATCCATCCAGAGGTTCAGACATTACAGAGAGCTCGGATTCAAGCTACGGGAGATGAACCTGTGAATGCATTGGAGCGGCTGTCGGAGCTCTTGCAGCAGCTCTATGTCATCTATAGGCGGCAAGAGCTTCCATCCTACCAGCTGAAAGCGCGTCATAAGCCGTTCTTCGATAAGTTGGCCGCAACGCTTCAGAGTCGTGGAATAGAGGCCGAGAAGTATATGCTCTTTGCGATGGGACTTCCGGAACCATTCGTCGAGAAGGTTACGTCTCCGAAAATGGTCTCTCTCTACCAGAGTCAGACGACAGAGCTGGTTGTTCCGAGCCCGGCAAGCCAGGTTGAGGCGATGGAGGACGAGCTCCGTTTCAGCAAGGCGTCTCCTGAGGCTATTCTTTCTATTCATGGACATGAAAGCGCCCTGACAAAGCTGGTGTTCTGCAGAAAGTATGGGCTCGATAGTCAAGCATACCTCGACAGGGCTTCACTCGAATGGCTCACTCTACCGTCCGAGCATAAAGAGGCTCTGCTACAGCTCGATCCGGAGCTGAAGGAGGTGCTGACGTGATTGTATGGTCTGATGAGAAAGTAGCTTTGCTTGCGCTGTTCCTGCACGCAGAGCCCGCTTTGCTGGATTTGTTTGTTGCGAGAATAGATGTGGTTCGCTTCTGTAGAGAAAACCCGCAGCTTGCCTATCTCGCTGTTTGGGCCGATGCATGCAATCGTTACCGAAAGCGCTATGGAGTAACTCCCACCTCGCCTCAAGCTCTGCAGCTCGCTCTTCAGGAAAGCGCAAGAGAGCTTCAGGTCGATGCTGCGGAGAAGCTGGCAGGGTTGTTCAGTTTAGCTTTGCGGGGCGAGCTTCAAGCGTTAAAGCAGGAGCGAGAGCTTGGAATAAAGCTGTTGCAACAGTTTCTTGTCGATTTCTATGTCAAACCACAACTTGGCAAGCTCTCGTTCTCGGCGCTTGATGGGCTGCAGCTTCAGCAAAAGCTTGAAGAGCTGCAAACGGAGCTTCTTGGGCTTCTAAAGGGCGAGGAGGCCCCGACCGGCTTCTACATTCTGCAAGATCCGCAGAAGTATATAGGTCGACCCTCGATACGTCGAACCGGAGTTGCAGTCTGGGATGCTCTGTTCACGGGCGGTTTGAAACCAACAGAAGTTTATGTGATTCTCGGACCCACTGGCGGAGGCAAGACGACTCTTGCAATTCAGCTGTCTGTTTCTGTGGCAGTTAAAGGGCATCACGTTTTCTACGCAACATACGAGCAGCGTCCGTTCGTAGACGGTGCAGATGGTAGGCCGATATCGGAGTTTACGATACGAGCCTTGAGCATGCTTTCTGGCTACGACCGGAACGAGCTCGTGAATCTGGACTTTTCCGATCCGAACTTGCTTCCTCCCGCTGTAAAAAACGGAATTGAGCTTGCGAAGCTTGGGCAGCATAACTTATGGCTTCATGATGGTCTTTCCGCCAGCCTTGCAGAAGCGGCGCTGCCCGGGTTGCTGCGAATTGTTGAGACTAGACATCAGAAGCGGAAAATTGATTTGCTAGTGATAGATCCGCTATGGCCGCTTGTCGAACGCACAATGGCTGCAAGCGGTGATCCTCCTACTGTTTTGCGCACGCGGGTGATGAGTATGATGACGGAGCTCAGCGCATTTGCGAAAAAGCATAAGCTCACGATACTTCTCACCCATCAGGTAAGCGCAAGCGGTGCGGAATCGAAGAGGTTCAATACGTATGCCGCTGCTGAAGTGCGTTCGCTCGGTTGGCGGCCTGAGAACTGCTGCGTGATTTCTATGCTCGACGAGCACAGGCGAGGCTATTTCGTCTGTGCGAAGTCACGCAGCTCGGGCATGCAGGGGCAACGATGTCGAGTTCAGCTTCAAGGAGAGCTGTGTAGGTTCGTCCCTGCAAAGACAGACACGCAGTCCATGCTGTTTTTGGCGGAGGACGAAGCGTGAACGTGCTCAACGAGAGCCTGTACAACAGGCTCTTAGAGCTGTTCGGTTCCGTAAAGGTGGCGAAACAAGGGCAGCAGGCGACATATACAATTCAACTTGTCGACGGCTTGCCTGTTGGACGCGTTATAGAAGATGGCGAGAACTACCGAGTCTGTTGCCCGTTCTGTGATGATACTCGCTATAGACTATGGATAAGCTACCTTTATGACGCTTCTATACAAACGCCGCATGGAATCGTCCATTTCAGTCCATACGGGCTGGCGTGGTGTTTCAACGAAGAGGCGTGTCTATCAGAAACCGAAAACAAACGTAATCTATATCTCGAGATCCGCCGAGGCGGACCACCGGTCCTTCTTGACGTTAAGCCGGGGCGAAAAGCCCCGGCGGGGCCGGTTTGCTATCCGCAAAACCTTATATCTATAGCGGATTTACCGCCTATTCATATAGCGGTTCAGTATTTGGAGCATCGAGGGTTTGATATAAGGGAGCTTGCTGAGCATGGCATCTGTTTCTGTCCTTTGGATGAAAGAATCCCGCTTGCAAGTGGGCGCATAATTATTCCGATTCATGACCCAGATGGGAAACTCATAGGAGCACAATGCCGCCTTCCTTACGAGCCAAGTGACTTTCAACTCAAATATTACACGCTCGAGGGCTCTCGTTTAACCAGCACTCTATATAACTACGCATGGGCGAAGGATCAACCCTATGTAGTTCTCACGGAAGGCGTCTTCGATGCTTTGAAAGTTGGAGATTGTGGCGTAGCCGTTTTCGGATGCAGGATATCGGCGAAGCAGCATGCCCTTATCGAAAGCACCTGGGCAGGCAAGCCGGTGCTCTTTGCTTTTGATTCCGACCTTGCTGATCGCAATCCCAGGGCGCTGGCGAGCTTGATGCGTATGCAGACGGTGCTGAGACGGAATCATCCAGTGGGTATAGTAAGAATACCAAGCGGTCATGACCCTGGCGATCTTCAGCGGGAAGAGCTAGGGAAGCTTATCGAAGATGCCTTGGAGGAGGCAAAGCTAGCAGTATAGGAGGAGGCTGATGACGCTTGATGAGTTTGAGGATGAAATTGCTGGGTTCCCTATAGGCTCAGCAATAGTCGAGACTGCGGAAGCCTGCGGCTGTGAGGTAAAAGTGCTGGCTACCTCGCTTCTTGTTCAGCCATTCGATATTGTGTTGCCGGATGTCAAGAAGGGAGAGCGTCGAGTGGTGCCTTTCCTATGCGGGCACCTATGGAAAGGCGATACGCTTGGGCCGAGACCTTGCGACATTATGGTGATCGGAAAGCATCCGGGCAGATTGGAGATTGCGCAGCAGCGGCTGTTCGTCGGCGAGACCAGCCAATTCTTCGAACGTCTTTGCAGGGAAGAAGGGCTGGATCCAGCCACAATGTATGTCACGAATATCCTACGTTTCCCAGCTGCAAGTTCAAGAGTGGCGGTGAAAGAATTCAAACAGTGTGCTTGGCTCCTGCATCAGGAAATAAGGCTCGTCAAGCCGAAGTACATTCTGCTTTTGGGTTCTGATGCTGTGAGATTTGTGCTGGGTCGGAAACTCGACGATGTTCGAGGAACGATTATTGAGCATGAATTCCCTTACGGCGTGACGAGCAAAATAATGGCTACGGTTCATCCCGCCGAAGTTTATTCCCACTCCCGCTTTATGGAGCTGGGTCTGAGGCGGGATCTTGCCAATTTCAAACGTTTGGTCTTCAACGAGCATAGGCCCAAAGAAAAACGCGATTGGCGTATCATAAGAAACGAAGCTCAGCTTGATGCGCTGTTTGAGGAGCTTGAAGATGTCAATCTCGTCTCTCTGGATTGCGAATGGGGCGGGAGGCTGCCTGATGGACAGCTTCGATGCATTCAGTTCGCGTGGGCTCCCAGACATGCGGCAGTCATAGTTCTGCATGATACTGAGCTCAAGCCGGCGTTTGAGCCCTCTGTTGAGGTTGCGGCGGAGAAACTGAAGGAGTTTCTGCTGCGACCTGGAATGATGATCGTCGGGCAAAATATTCGCTCCGACGATCATTGGATCAAGGCCAAGCTGGGCTTCAGCATTCTCGATCGCGTCGTTTGGGACACGATGCTTGCGGATCATATTCTTGAGGAGAATAGGAGCCACAAGCTGGAGGATATGATAATTCGCTTTACCGATATGCAGCGCTATGACGTCGAAAAACAAGAATATGTCGAACAGCATAAGCTCGATATCGAGCAGAATGCGTTTAAGGGCATTCCCGACGAAATCTTGCTTCCTTATGCGCTCGGAGATGCGGACGGAACGCTGCGCGTTATGCTCGCTCAGCAGAAGCTCTTCTCGGAGCAGCAGTTTAAGCTCCTACAGACCATCGTTCTCCCGCAAGAGCGGGCGCTTGCGGAGGCGGAAGAAGTCGGTTTCAAGATCGACCTCGAAAGGTTGGAGATGCTTTCGCAGGTGCTTAGACGTGTATGTGAGGAGCTTGAGCAGCAGTTGCGGGAAGAGGCTGTAAAGGTTGGCATGGAGAACTTCAATCCGCGCAGCTATCCTCAAGTAAAAGAGCTGCTGTTCAAACGCCTGAAATTGACACCTGTAAAGTCTACATCTGATAGTCCTTGGTTTGGCGACGACAGCGATGAATCACCTTCTACCGATAAGTTTGTGTTGGCCGCTTTGCGCAATAAGCATCCTATTCCAAAGCTTCTAGCAGATTATCGGATCATCTATCAGCCCGTCTCGAAGCTTCTTAAACCGTTTAAGCGCGCAGAGGACGGACGAATCATCTCTGAGCCTCGTGCCTTTGCCTCGTATATAGATAGGGACGGCTACGTCAGGCCAGAAATACGGAGCACGTTGAAGACTGGCCGACGTTCTACGAAGAATCCAAACTTGCAGAATCTCACAGGACGTCGGATGGAGCGTATTCGAGAAATTCTGGGCGACCCATCCATTCCTTCTATTCGCTCTATCGTCGTATCTCCGCCCGGATATTTGCTTGTTTGTGCCGATTATGCACAGGCTGAGCTTGTTGTTCTGTCACTGCTTGCAGAGGACGACGAGCTTTTTGCCGCTTTGCATGATCCGTCTAGGGATCTCCATGCAGAACAGGCGATACGGATGTATGATCTCCCATACAAGCCTGAGTTTGGAAATCCCAAGGATTGGTGCAAGTCCAATGGCTATGGGCATTTGCGGGATCATGCTAAAACGTGTAACTTCGGTTGGGCCTATCTTATCACACCAGAAAGCCTGCATATGAAGATGATCGAGGCGGGCGTAGACTGTACACCCGAAGATTGTCGCAAGTGGCTGCAGTATCTTGATGAAGCATTCCCTAAATGCGTTCGCTATAAACACAGACAGATGGCTGCAGTTAAGAGCCCGGGCTACGTGGTGACTCCTTGGTCTCGTGTCAAACACTTGTATTCTTCGCCCGTGCAATCAATACAAGCTGGGCAAGAAAGACAGGCCGTCAATTTCGCAATACAAAGTACTGTGGCAGACCTGACAGGCTTGGCTATGTCGCGGCTGCAACAGCTACGCGACGAGCACAAAATGCACTACAAGATTTGTCCTGATCAGCATGATAACATTCCTTTGTACTGCCCGATAAATGAGGTCGAAACCTTGCTCGAGAAAATCCTTCCGAGCGCGCTAAAGATACCCATCCCAGGATACGGTGTCTCTCTCGATTACGAGGTTTCACTTTACTTCCGATGGGGCGAAGCGCCTTCTACGGAAGAGCTGGTTCGAGCAGGACTTTCGACAGAGTTAGCAGAGCAGTTTGGCAAGTGAACCTGGTTTACCCAAATTTGGGTAAAAACGAAGGAGGAAAAGGTGAGTTACTTCGATTACGACCCAACGAAGGATCTGAAGGGTTCGCAGGATGGTATGCAAAGCTACAGAAACAACCTCAAATACGAAACCAGCGCCCCGCCCGTGTTTCGGGCGTCTCCGCTATGCAGGTTTCGATTTCTCCCGGATGTAGACGTTCAAACGGGGGACATCAGGCCGGCAATGGAGGCAGGGCGACCCACATTCATCTATCTCGAGATGGCTGTGGACTTCGCAGGGCTGCCGGGGCGCAAGTTTTCAATCTGGCTGCTTCCCTCTGACATAACCGAGGTGTTGCAGCTTCAATCACTCAGCTCTCCAGATGCGCTCAGAAGCGCAGTACGCAATTCTCCTTACATGCTGATCTGGCGCAAGCTCCGTATGGCGGCCGAAATAACAGGCGTTCCGCCGGAGTGGACATATCTCACACGTCAGGATCAGTGGCGCAGCTTTCTGACGGAGATCGGAGAAGCTGTTCGTCCGACCGAAGGTGCGGCAGTACCCGAGCCGGAACTGCAGGCGCTTGCCCGCGTGCATCTGCTCAATAACAAGCAGATCAGTTATACCGATACCCAATATCAGGATGGGCGGAGCCCGGGCGCGCTGCATCCCGCTATTCTGCAGTTTGGGCGTACAGCAACTCGCGCCATTCGGGAAGGACAGCTATTCCAACAGGCCGCTCCAGAGCAGCTTGTAGATCCACAAAACGGCCTTGTAATAGAGCTGCATGGACAACATAGGCGTCTGGAAGGGCAAGTGCAGAGGAACATTACAGAGCATCGTTTCTCTGCTCAGGCCGCTTTCAGCCGCCCTGTTTCGGTTGACGAGATCCGTGCAGAGTGGTATCCTTGGTCAGCGGAGGAGGCAGCCAAGCGGGAAACCGACCGTACGCCCGTGCTTCGGAAATTGACAACTGAGCAGCAGCTCCAACTTCTTGTGCGGGCATACGGACCTGAGTTGGTATCATTTGCGTTAAGAGAGACGCCTTATGAGTCGTTGCTTCCTGAGGAGGTCGCCAAGGCCTATTCTCCGGGGATGCGGCTTCGCAAAGCCGGAGAGTGGTATATCGATCTCAAACGCAGCGCTTCGATTCAGCAGCAGTCTCAATCTCAACAGGCAGCGCCACGCGCGCAGCAGCCTCGGCCCGACGCTTTGGAAAGAGCTCTTTCGATGCTCTCCCAGCAGCAGGGCGCGCCGCCTGTACAGCCACCGACTCAGCCTGCCCAGCCCGCCGGCGGAGAGCAGGCAGCTCCACTGTCCGGAACAGCGGGGCAGTTTGCTGTAGATGAGGAAAAGGCAAAGAGGCTCGAACAGCTTCTGAAGGCTGAAGCGCAGAAGCTGCAAGCGAAGCAGGAGAAGAATGAATAACTGGATCGAGAAAATCAGGGACGCCGCGATAAGACGTTTCGGAAGCGACAACGTCATGGACGCTGTTGATTTATCCCGGCGCGTCTATCGCGGCATCAGGCTGCCGCCGCTGTGCCTGCAGTATCTCTTGCAGGCAAATGTCTTTCCACTCGGTCACATTGTTCATATGCATGGGCCGAGAAAGACCGGCAAATCATCGCTAGCGCTACAATTAGTTCGCTGGATGATCGATAGCCAGGGTTGGGCTCTATATATTGACGCCGAGAATAAGATCCCGGCTGATATAGCTGAGAGCCTTCTCGGGGATGAAGAGTCCAAACGACATCTGCTCATCGTGCGCACGGCGGTCAATCTCGAAGAGGCCAAGGGGAAAGAGCGTGAAGATGCCCTAGCCTCAACGATTGCCACAATTCTAGATTTCGCAAAAGGTTTGCAGGAAGCCCGCAGGGTCTGGAACCAGGATAAAGACGGTCCAGAGCCCTGCGGGCTCATTATTCTTGACTCTTTGCCGCTTCTGCTGCCGAAAAAAGACGAGCAGAAATTGGAAGCTTCTGGCATGGCGATTTCTGTAGCGCCGTATGGCCAAGCTTGGAGCAGGGCGTTCGTGAAGATCGCCCGTGAGCTTCATCCTGCTCAAGCCAGCTTTATCGTGATCAATCACGAGAGGCAAGAGATCTCTTTCACAGGGCCCTATGCAAAAATCATAACACCAGGTCCGCGAACTCTTGGCTACCAGACGATTTTTGAGCTGCGCGTTCGTCCTGCATCGGGATTCGAGCAACAAGACTTGTTCCTTCCGATCCAGCTTACGGCTCAGACATCATCCATAGGCCGCCCGAACAGACACGTGCCTTATGTGCGTTTGAGCTGGGCAGAGTACAAAGAATTTACATTTGAATGGGATGATGCGGACATAAAATTGTGCGCAAGCGAGCCAAGATTTGAGGAGCTTGGCATGGGCCAGCTGCAAACATGGGGCGAATCTTATCGTGGCACCTTTGTTCAGAATCTGCTGGGTAAGAAAAAGGCTTCTGCAGAGGAAATCCTCGCAGCTATGCGAGGAAATGAAGAGCTCATGCAGCGGCTCTACAAATTATGGAACATAATGGAGAGAGAGGTGGTCAATGGCAAGACCTGACGTAGCAGCGTTCTTCGAACAACAGCGTGTTAGGCGCGCTAAAGCATTTGAAGAGCATGCCAATAAACAAGCCCATAAGATTTGTGGGTGCTCTTTGATTAGCCTTTGTAATCGGCTGGACAGGGCGGTTTGGTTCTTTTCCGAACGGTTGAGCTCTGATGTATTTTTCAGACCGCTAACGAAACAGCCGTTTTGGGAGCTGATTCAAGACGCATCGGACATCTGTCTGCCTTCGATAGTACTGAATATCGAAGGTAAGAACTGGATCATGCATGCATACGATGAGCCTAAGTTCAATCAAGCGTTGGCTTTGGCTTCTCGTGCAGAGAGCTCTAGCATCATGCGCGGTTTCGAACGGCTTGTCATTCGCCGTGTTCGGAACAGAATTTACGTCTTCGAGCCTTTACGGCAGTTCCTCGTAAGACATCGGCAGGAGGAGTAGCATGGCAGATGCTCAACAGATGCTCACTACATTGAGCATAGAAAAGGTTTTTGTCGGAAAGACACCAGAAGAGCGATGGAATAACGTGCTCAAATCGATCTCATCGTGTGATTGGCTCCAATCGGGCTTCAGAATCATCCGAAACTGGCTCATAGGCAGATGTGTGCACCTCATGTCTACAACGCCGGACTTCTTCGGCGCACACACGCAGCAGGAGCTGGGTGAGCAGCTTGGCATGTCGCAGTCTCAAGTCAACAGGTGTTATCATCTGTTTCTCAACTACAGTGATTTGGAGGAGCTCAAAGAGCTAGCACCCTACATTCCGGAATACCAGCTACGGCTGGCGACCAAGTTGCCAGAAGAGACGCGCAGGCCGTTTCTGAAGAAGCTTGTCGAGGCGCGTAAGTCCGTCGGCTGCACTCCAGGGGAGCTGACTCGGCTGATAATGACGAAGATCGAAGCAGCTTCCGAGAAATCCAAGGAAAGCTCAGAGAAAGTAGAAGACGAAGTGGATAAGGCGGAACGTAGAGCCGTCAGGAAGCCGCCCGTCAAGAGCCTCGAGAAAACAAGTATAAAACTTGTGGGAATGCTTCAGGAGATCAGGGAAGCCCTTGATGAGCAGGAGCTCGCTATCTTGCCCGACGAAAAGGACAAGATGGTGAAAGCGCTAATCAGCCTGACTAACGTCATTGATGAATTTCTCGCGGTTCTCACAGCTGTTGAATCTGAATAATGCATGACGAGCTTCAAAGCAAAGAGGACAAAACCCAGCTGATCTTCAAGCTGGTTAAAGATCGATGGCCTGGAGTTATTGAGGCGAGGCAGGTCAAGGAGCTGGCCCATCAGCTTGGCCAGCTCCTCCTCCTGCCTCCAAAGCGCCACGAGCTTTTGCAACCGTTGCTTATGCGCTACATAGGACAAGAGCTGACTAATGAGCGGCTGCATAAGCTTGTCCGGCGATGTGTGTTTGGGCTTGATGCTCTTCAGCGCGGGCTTCCTTTAGGCGAAGAACACTTCGTACCTCAGCAAGTAAAGCTATTATGCAGACATGTCACTGTCAGACCCGATGGAGCTGATCTGCATATCGAAATTCTTAACGGACAGCTCGCTACAGCTAAAAGGCTCCTTCGCTTTCCGGAAGAAATCGTTCAGTACATTATCGAACGTGTTGGGATGAGATCCTCCAAGAAAGAACCGCGGCATCCTCGCGAGCTCACTCAAGCTCAAATGACTGGTCCTCTACAGAGAGATTTGAAAGGTTTCATACGGCTCAGCCGCTGCACAGCTACGCCAAGGCAACGCTCTCGAAATAGCTCTTTGAGACGCCGACGAGATAAACAGGCTTGCGGACCTTGCTTTGCTTGCCCCAAAACGACAGCAGAATGCCCACTCTCGTGCCATCAAGAGGTTTGGCACAAGAAGCTGTGCGAGCAAGGGCATGAAGCATGGTTTGAGGGCGACCAGTGCTTGGTTTGTCTGGAGGAGAAACGAAGAGAATTTGTAGACGCCGTGTGGACAAGGTAGGCCCTTCTCTTGTAGAATAGGAGATGGACTATGGCCGACGACGCTAGACTAACAGAGGCTGATATCACGGAGCCTGGAAACTTCCCAACGTCTGTTGAGGAGATCAAACGGAGAGTAATGGCCCAGAAAAAAGAAGGCTCCGTGAGCAAACGGAAGCCTCGTAAAAAACAAGAACAGCCTCAGGAAGACCAGCAAGGAGAGCTTTTCATTGTAAGTTTTGAGCGAGAAAATGGGGATGTGATAACCGCTCCGTTCGATCTGGTGCTGCTTAGATACGATAGGGACGGAGAGCATCCGGGCGTGATATTGGAGCTCGGTTTGAAAAAAGGCGTACAACGCTTTAGTTTCAAGCCAGGAAAAGATCCTGATGGGAAAAATCCATTCAAGGCTTTGACGGTGCAAAGCCCATCAGGCAAGAGCATAAAACTAAGGCAGGTCATTCGGTTGCCCTATGACGGCGAACCTGATGATGACTACGAAATCATGATGTTTATGGCGGCTGGAGAGGAAAAGTAACCATGAAAAAAGATGGAGAGCTAAAAGTCGGCGCTAGCAGATGCGATTGTGGCAGACGCGCTGTTGTGATCGTAGAAACTCCTTCTGGCGCAGTTGCTTTGTGCGAGCGCTGCAAGGCAAAATACGATAAGAACATCAAATCGGCGGCCGTAAAACCCGTCTAAATAGAGGGCAGCTATGGCTCGATATCCGGTGCTGCCACAAGATCTTGAGACTGTAGGCAGTGAATATGGTCATCCTTGGAGCACGGTAAGCTCCAGAGTTATGCCGGAGAAGCTGCATGATCTTTTCCGTCTTTCGGAAAAGATCTGGCATATGATTCCTGAATACCGGCACGGTCTGCAGCTCATCGTGCGGTATTTTCTTACTGATATAGAAATTCAGGACGCGAGCGAAGCAGAAGCGGGAAAGTGGCGTGATGTATTTAATATTGCACTACGGATTCCCGATTCGCTCACACTTGTAGGTGATGATTATCTGACTTATGGCAATTCCTTTACGTCTGTTTATCTGCCATTCCACCGCGCATTGATCTGCCCCAAATGTCATACTTATTATCCGGCCGAAGCGATAGATTACAGGATGCAGACACGCGGCAAAGAGCTTCTATTCATCGCGACATGCGCAAATCCTAATTGCAAATATAAAGGCCCTTTCGCTGTTGTGGATTTGCGGGATAAAAGCCCGCAAAGGCTTAGGATAAAGCGCTGGAGTCCTTATGAGATTGAGATCGAATACAACCCGGTAACGGATGTCAGAAATTATTACTGGCGCCCGCCTAAAGAGCTCAAGCGAAGGCTTTCTAGCGGCGACAAATTTATGCTTGATACAACGCCGCTTGAGGTTCTACAGGCCGTTGCTCAAGATCAATACTTACAGCTTTTACCGGGTCTGTTGCAGCATATGCGCACGGATACTCTTGCAGGAATTGATACCGGTGGCTGGGGTATTCCGCCGATTGTAGCTTCGTTTGGACGGCTTTGGCAATTGCAGCTCCTGTATAAATGCAATGAGCTTATAGCGCTCTCATATCTATTCCCGATGAGAGTTATATCGCCTGCGACATACGCGCCACCGACGTCTGAGATAGATCCAATGTTGCACGGCGTCGGAGGATCCTTCGTGGGCGAAAAGATTATGACTATGATACAGGAGCATCGGAAAGATCCTACTGCATGGTTCTTTTCTCCAATACCGTTAAAATATGAACCAATCGGTATTGAGGGTTCACGGCTTCTCAGGCCGGATGTCCTTCGCTTTATCTCGGAAGATACGATAACCGGCCTTGGCGTGCCCATCCAGTTCTACAGAGGAAATCTGGAATGGAGAAGCACGCCGGAAGCCGTGCGGCTTATGGAGAGAAAATGGGAACATCTTACAGCCCAGATGCGGCTGTGGCTTCAAGGTATAGCTGACAGGATTGCGGCTATTATGGGCTGGCCCAAAACTACGGTGCTTCTCAGGCCGCCTTCTATTGCCGATGACTTGCTTCGGAAGCGCCTGCTTCTGGAGCTCGAATCCGTAGGCAAGATCTCGCGCCGAACAGCATATGCACAGTGGGGTATCGATCCTCTACGCGAAGCTCGAATTCGCATGCAAGAGGATCGTGAGCTGCAGGAAGAGATGCAGGAAATACAAGCAAGCATGCAACCTCAAGCGCCAGCTGGCGGAGAAGGTGAGACTTTGCCTGTCGAAAGTGGCGGGTTTTCGCAAATGGCTGCTCCTGTGAGCATGGGAGTGAGCGAGTTCTACCGTAGAGCGCAGGAAATAGCCGCGCAGCTCATGTCAGCGCCTGAAACGGTTAAAGACAGTCAGCTCAGGCAGTTGGCACAGCAAAATCGAGCTCTGCACGCAATGGTTAAAGTCGAAATGGAACGGATTCGTAGGCAGACTAATATGATCGGTGGCGTGCAGGTCCGAGAACAAATGTTCGGTCGGTCGTAAAAAAAAAGCAGTTCATCTTGTAATCAAAAGGCGACCTTTCTTCAGGTCGCCTTTCTCTTTTTGGGAGGAGAAGCATGGAGGTTAAAGCGCTTGGATTCACCCGTAGGACAGCGCTCAGTGGCCGCCCCAGCTATGTCCTTCTACAACAGGACGACGGACAATGCGAGTGGTTCAAACTGCGACACTATCCGATGGCTCCGTCTCGGAAAAGCGTCCTCGATTACAAACTTTTCAGACTGAATGGGATGCAGCTGGAGCTTTGGCAATATAAGAGGGCCAGAGTTCTGCAGCTTTTGCATCTTGTGGAGCGCGAAGAGCAAACAGAGCTCAGATCGTTCCGCGTCACGCGAGCAAAGCATCCATCGTTCTCTTGTCGTTCGTTGAGCGATGCTTTGGAAGGCGCACAGAAACTTGGGCTTGTCGTGGCAAAGCCGGTACGCAGGCGCGGTGTGTGTGAAAAGATTTTTGACGAGCTTTTGGGCCAAGCTATATAAAGGAGGAAAGAGGAATGACGTTGACGATCAAAATGCGCAAAGAGCTTGTGGATCTCGCCCATGCTCTTCATCAGCACCTGCTTGAGGCATTTATACGAGGACAGGGATACCAATGTATTGATGATTATGAGAACGATCAATTTTGCGAGGAGAAGGGGCTTACGGCTCTTATGCAGCAGTATCAGCAGCTTTATGACCAATTCCGGGCAATAGAACAACAAATGGAAGAGCTCAAGGAGAAAATGAAGGAAAAAGTTGGAGTCAGATATACGCCATCGTACACAGAGCCTGATGGTGTAATAGCCCAATTGCGGCGGGCTTATGATTGGAAGCCTGAAGAACCAGAGAAGCTTCGTCTTTTCTACGAGGTTGCGACCTTTCACATCCTTGCTGCGAGAACAGCGGATGAGCTGACTGCAGCGTGCCAACGACTTAGTAATATTCTTGATCAACTTGCAGAGCCTGAAAAGCTGCCCGAAGCGTCAGGTGTGCCTCTCAAGACGCTCAAGAACCTTCTTTCCCAACTACAGAAAGCTTGTGAGGAGAAAGACAAGAAGGCCAAGCGGAAAGGAACTAAAAAATGCACGAAGCAGACTACATCGTGATCGCTGACGGCTCAGGAATAAATAAGGCCGGAGCCTGGGCTGCGCTTGTCAAACCTCGGGACGCTCCCGAAATCATCCTCTCAGGTTTTGTCAGTCACACTACGATCAATGTCATGGAGCTGATGCCATTTCTTCATGCCTTTGCATTTATAGAGCGACAAACGAGCGGCTCTCCCACCATCATAGCTTTCTCCGATAGCCTTTATGTTGTAAAATGCGCACGAAGAGTCTTTCAGCCTTCGGCCAATCTTTGGCTGTGGAAGGCCTTGGAGCATTTTAAGCAGCGTTTCACTTTGACGTTTGAATATCTGGAGCGCTGCAGTACAAAAGAGGCAAGGCTGGTTGATGATCTGTCCAGGAAGCTTCGTGTTCATGTTTCTTCTTGGCTGACGGAGGAACTCAAAAATGCCGGTGGACAAAATAGCACGGTTGGAGCTTCTTAAACGGCGACATCAAGAGCTGTTGCGTCTCGGTCTGGTTTCTCGCAGGCGCTTTTCTCGACCTGTCGAAACCGATTTACAAGAGGATGATGAGGATTTTGACTTGAGCGAGGAGGAAGCTCTGTTGGAGCTTGAACGCGAAGGGCATTTGCGGGCCCTACTGTAAATCAAGTATACTGAAGCAGGTGGCTGAAAATGCTAACTGTAACAATCAACTGGCCCGAGCTTGAAGAGCAGCTCCGGGATGAAGCTCGAAGAGCCCACCTGCCTCTTAGGCGCTACATAGAGCTGGCATTAGCCAGTAGCGCCTTTCGTCTGCTTGTCCAACGAATAACCGAGCCCGAAGAGCTGCTCGAGCTCTTCAGAGGCCCGGGGCAAACGCCGCAGCGAGCCACCGAACTTCTTTCCCCGACAGGAGAAAAAAGCGAATGACGGTGACACTCTACGGGAAGCAAGACTGCCGGGTATGCATGGCCGCTAAACAGCTTGTCCAAGAGTGCCAGCTGCCCGTCGAAATAGTTGATATAGACGAAGACCTGGATGCATGGGCCGATCTGATGGAGATGAACATTAGTCAGATTCCGGCCCTGGTTTTTAATGATTATGGCGAGTATCAGGTCTTCTGCGGTGAAGCTGCAGTTGAACGACTCAAGCAGATGATCGGCGAACAATAAACCTTCCCGTTCGATGAATAGATCGCGCCGCAGAGATGGGAGCACACGAAACACAATCTTGCAGCAAGTAGCCCATGGTGCCACGGTTCCAGAGGCCGCCAGATATGTCGGGCTCTCGACTGCAGAGCTCCTTGCTTGGCTGCGCTCCGACCCCGAGTTTAAAGACGCTATGGAGGCAGCTAAGCGCAGGCGCGCTCGCTATAAAAAGCGGCTTTACAGTTTGTTCAAGGGCTCGCCGACGACTCCAGAAGAGGTGCGTCGGCGAGCCTATTTAGTACGGATGTTGAGGGACGAAACAGATGCCGAGTAGGGAAGAAATGATCGCCTGGGCCTGCAATAGGCTGCGGCGAGGAGAGTCAGCTGGCCGAGCTGTCTTGATGAGGGCATTCGGCCTGATTGAGTGGCAGGCGCGACAGATAGCTGCTGAAGCCCGAAGGCGGGTCCAAGAGGAAAGCGGCGAGCTTGATGAGAACAAGCAGCTTCCGCTCGATGAAGCGCGACTGCAGATCGAGTTCGGGAATCACGTTTTCCTCAACCTCAAAAAGGACCGGGTCGACATGGGCGAGCTGCTAGATCGTATGATCGATTTTCAGCACCAGCTTCGCGCATGCAACGAAGAGCAGGAGGTCCTAAACGTTGTCGTTCAGACCGACAAACCCATTCTTCTCGCTGTGCGAGGGGATTGGCACCTATGCAGCGTTTTTTGTGACCACGAACGCTGGCTCGAGGATTGTCGGTTGATAGTGAGCCGTCCTTATATCAAATCTATAGAAGCAGGAGACCTTCTGGACTTCGGAATCTTGGCGCGCATGCCGGATCT